TCAGAACAATGGAAAATGGATTCCCAACTCAGAAGATTCTTCCTTTCTCTGAGATTGTTGTTGATCCAGCTGACATTGATACTTCTGATGATGGATCTGTTGCAACCACGATTGAGTTTAAAGCACCAGTATTCTTAGAGGGTGGTCAAGAGTATGCAATTGCTCTTGCATCTAACTCAACTAAGTACAGTGTTTATATCTCAAGAATTGGTGAGAATGATCTCCTTAGTGACACATTTATCTCCAACCAACCATATCTTGGATCTCTGTTCAAGTCTCAAAACGCATCGACTTGGGAAGCAAGTCAATGGGAAGATCTCAAGTTTATCATGTATAGAGCAGACTTCCTTGATTCTGGAACCGTTGATTTCTATAGTCCAGAACTGACTAAAGGAAATAGACAAATTCCTGTTTTGGTTCCTGATGCAATTGAACTTAGTTCCAGAAAAATTAGAGTTGGTCTTGGAAGCACAGTTGCAGATTCTGGATTTGAACTTGGAAATACATTCTTCCAACAGACAACCAATGCAACTGGTGATTTAGTTGGAACCGCAGGAACTGCTGTTGGAACTTTATCAATTTCAAATGCTGGTATTGGTTTGACTCCAAATGACGGATCACTTACCTTCACTGGAGTCAATCTTGTAACTCTGACTGGTAATGGTAGAGGTGCTCAGGCCGAGGTCACTGTTAAAGATGGAGTCATTGTTGCAAGTGGTGCAACAATTAGCAACGCAGGTGGTAATGGATATCAAGTTGGTGACGTTCTTGGAATCACAACCATCGGTAATGCATCAGTTGGTAGAAACGTAAGACTCACTGTTACTGGTATTGGACAAACTAACGAACTTATTCTTGATAATGTTCAAGGTGAGTTCTCGGTTGGTGCTGCTAAGACTATGATGTATATTAACAGTGCTGGTATTACCACTGAACTCAACTATGGACTACCTGGTGGAGAGGGTGGTGACATTCAAATCTCAACTATCAACGTTGACAGTGATGGACTTCACCTGAAAGTCAATCATCAGAACCACGGAATGTATTTCCCTGATAACAGAGTTATTATTTCTGGAGTTTCTCCTGATATCAAACCAGCAAGACTGAGTGCGTCTTATGATGCAAGTTCAACCAGTGCATTATCTGTTGATAGCGCAACTAACTTCACATCTTTTGAAAACGTTGGTGTTGGAACTACCAATACTGGTTATCTCTTGGTTGGTGAAGAAGTTATTGAATACACCTCTGTCACAGGTAACACTATTGGAGGAAACATTGTGAGAGGAGACAATCCTATCACATATCCAATTGGAACTCCTGTATTCAAGTATGAACTTGGTGGAGTTAACTTACAGAGAATCAATAAGACTCATACCTTAAGTGAGGTTTCTATCGGAAACTCGATTACTTATGATTCTTACAATGTTAAATTAGATATGTCTGAGAAGTTCAACTCAGATAATGATGATAGAAGCAATGATGTTGGTTACCCAAAACTTTATGTTGGTGCAACTAAGTCGGCTGGTGGATTTAAGATTAAGGCAACTCAAAATATGCCATTTGAGATCATTACACCAATTGTTCAGAACGTGACTACAAGAGGAACTTCTATCAGTGCAGAAGTAAGAACTGTTACTGGTAAGAGTATTAGTGGAAATGAAATTCCTTATGTTGACAATGGGTTTGAACCTCTGGTAGTCAATACACCAAACTATCTTGATTCTACCAGGATGGTCTATTCTAAGGTAAATGAAGATGAGAAGTTGACTAACATTGAAGGATCTAAATCTCTTCAAATGAGAGTCAACATGGTGACTACTGATTCTCGTATTTCACCTGTTCTTGATGGTCAGAGAGTGAGCGCCATTCTTACTTCTAATAGAGTAAATGACGTAATCACTAACATTGCAACCGATTCAAGAGTAAATGGAGTCTTTACTGATCCAACTGCCTGTCAGTATATCTCTAAAGAAATTGTACTTGAAAATCCTGCAACTTCCATTAAGATCATTCTTGATGCCCACATCAACGATGATTCTGGAATTAAGGCTTTCTACGCGATAAGCAACGAAGATGGATTTAATCCAATCTTTGTTCCATTCCCTGGATATGCCAATATCAATTCCAGAGGTCAAATTATTGATGCTGCTAATAACAATGGTGATCCTGATTCGTTTGTTTCTAAGACTCCTACATATGGATTCGACAGTGGATCTATTGAGTTTAAGGAACATACCTTCAGTGTTGATCAATTACCATCATTTAGATCTTATAGAATTAAACTGTTGCTCACAGGAACATCCCAAACATATGTTCCAAGGGTAAAAGACCTTAGAGTTATTGCCTTAGCATGATGCATAAAGTGAAAGACCACGCGGATCTCAGACGGGATCCGCGTACAGGAGCAATAATGAACATGAATTCTTTAGATCATGAAAAATATGTTGCAAGACGTGAAGTGAATAATAAAGAGCATCAAAAGGTACAAACAATTGAAGATGAAGTTGCTAACATGAAGGATGACATTAACGAAATTAAATCACTATTAAAGGAGTTAATCAATGGATCCAAATAATATTAATTTAGATAATCTATCTAAAAGTTTTGAATACACTAAGTTAGCAGGTGAAATAGATAGTTGTAGAGACATTGAACAAGTTAAAAATATCGCTAAGTGTTTCTGCAAACTTTATTATAAACAACAAGAAACAATGTCGGCAATAGGTATTTCATATGGCAACTAAAAACGTAACCTTTGATCCTGATGCTGGCGTACCAAAGGGCGTAAATTTGACAATCCACACAGGATCAGATTTTACAACTAACTTCAACGTAGTAAATACTTCTAACGCTGCGTTTGATCTAACTGGATATAGTGGTTCATCTGCTATGTCGAAGAGTGTTGCAGTTGGAGCCACACTTGGAATTACTACATCGTTTACAGTTGGATTTACCAGTGCTTATGATGGTAAGTTTAAAATATCTCTTGGATCTACTGCAACAAGAAGTTTAAACGAAGGTAGATATGTTTACAACGTTTTAGTTAGTTCTGGTAGCACAGTCTATAGTCTTGTAAACGGAAATGTGCTTGTTATCGCAGGAATAACTACAGCGCCATCATAAATACTATCGAGGAATTAGTGTATACATGGCTCAACCAGCAAGTAGGTCGGACCTAATAAACTATTGTAAGAGACAACTGGGAGCACCAGTTTTAGAAATCAACGTTGCTGATGAGCAAATTGATGACCTAATAGATGATGCGTTGCAATATTTCCATGAGAGACACTTTGACGGCGTAACTCAGACGCTTCTGAAATATAAGATAACTGAGGATGATATCAATAGAGGAAGAACAAGAGGTAATAATCAAGCAGTTGGAATTGTAACTACTACTGCAGAGAGTACCATTGTTGGAACTGCGGTAACTTTTACGTTTGAAGAAAACAGTAACTATATTCAAGTTCCTCCAGAAGTTATCGGAATAACGAAGATCTTTAAATATGATGGGTCACAGACTGTGACTAACAACATGTTTAGTGTGAAATATCAAATGTTTCTCAATGACATTTATTATTGGGGATCTACTGAACTCTTAACTTATGCAATGACAAAAACGTATTTGGAAGATATGGATTTTCTTCTGAATACTCAAAAACAAATAAGATTTAATCAGAGACAGAACAGACTATATCTTGATGTTGACTGGGGAGATGTCACAAAGGATGACTATCTAATCATTGACTGTTATAGACTTTTAAATCCAAATGATTTTACAAGAGTTTGGAATGACTCTTTCTTGAAGAGATATGTCACTCAACTAATTAAACGTCAGTGGGGACAAAATCTGATGAAGTTCCAGGGAGTAAAACTTCCTGGTGGAGTTGAACTTAATGGTAGACAGATCTACGACGACGCACAAAAAGAACTTGATGCTATCAGGGAGGTAATGTCCAACACTTACGAACTTCCCCCCTTAGACATGATCGGTTAAAATTATGCTTAATCCGTATTTTCAACAAGGATCAAGGTCTGAACAAAATCTTATTCAAGACCTAATCAACGAACAGTTGAGGATGTATGGTGTCGAAGTACACTATCTTCCAAGGAAGTATTTGTCTGAAAATACTGTCATTAGAGAAGTAATACAATCTAAGTTTGATGATGCATATCCAATTGAAGCATATGTGGATAACTTTGATGGTTACGGAGATAATACAACAATACTTTCAAAGTTTGGAATTCAAGCAACGAATGAAATAACTTTGATTATTTCAAAGGAGAGATTTGAGACTTACATTTCTCCTTTGATCAAGAATGAAGAGAATATCAAATTATCAACCAGACCAAAAGAGGGAGA